GGGTATGTCTGAACCCTGGCGACAGGACGATCCCCTGACATGATATAGTCGCACATTGTGGTAGATTTCACTGACCAAGGCGCTGGGAGTGGTGGTTTCATGGATAGTAATCCTCTTCCTTGGCCTTATGATATTCTCGGCGAATCTGCGACAGAAAGTCCAGCAAGGCTTCAATGTCCGCCATCTCAAGGATGACCCCCCATGTATTAGCCAAGACCCTATCGTGAGAGATCCCCGTGACTATTACTTGACCTAGGCTTCCAGCATCTGCCTCAAAGATGACGGTGTCCAGATCTTTATCCTCGATTTGCAAGCTGTAGCTTCTCATGACCATTTGTCCTTTCTAGTGGTAAGTGTCCAGTAGCCATTGCCTAGCGGCGTTTAGGGTGTGGAAGTGCTTTATGCAGTTGTGGATCGTGATAGCTCTCCAGCAAGGGTCTCCTTCGCTGCGGTTGCGGATTGGGGTGATGTAGCCGGTAGGCTTGCCAAAGTAGGTTAGCTGCCAGAGTCCGGGCTCGGGTTGCGTCAGTTGGATAGAGTTATGCATTGCGTTCTCCCGTTGTAGGGTGTAAAGATATTACTTGACCATCCTGACCAATGTCAACCCACAGGTGACCAATGACCAATGAGATGACCATCTTTTACATTGCAGTGTTCATGTTTTTCTTCTGTCCGGTCGCCATTATGGTAACCGGACTGATCGCGTCCTATTGGTCCGACCATGACCAATCACCTGACCAGTCGGCGTCGCCGTGACATTTCGACGGTAAACGCATCAAACTCATTCATGAGCTTGGCAATATAGGGGTCGCGCAGGTCGCGTTCCCGCATGACCGCCAACGTGTCCGATATGTCCCTGACCGCATGGTCCAGAGTAGTGACCGACAGGGTCCGAGCTTGTTTTTCGTAATATGCCAAAGTGTATGGCGCTGGCGCGGTGTCTATTTTCATCTGACCATTCCCCTTTCACATAAAGAGCGCAATAGCGGTTATCCCGCCAACGAACGACCAGCAACCTACTGCTAGCACTAGCTCTACAATGGTTTCCGTTTTCATTGGTCCAGTCTCCGATTAAGCTTGCGATACAGGCTTATTGACCAACATGGCCTTGAGCTCGGCTTTAATGCGCTTTGCAGTGTCGCCCCGCCACGTGCTGGCATTAGATAGGAAATAACGGACCACCGATTCCGCGCTATCGTAATGGTAACGGTCCGATATATGGTCCAATTGTCCCATAGCAGCCAGATAGGGTTTAGCAGCGTAGTTTACATTTGACCAATCGCGACGAACGTCACGCGCAATTGTGCTGAGAGTCCTGTATTCGTGCGTCATGATTATCTCCTATTGTTTAGGTTAAGCTGACCACATTGGCGCTTACTGAGCGGGACCGTGACCCCGCCTGTAACCGTCACATAACCGAATGAAAGTGTATTCCCATTGCAAGACGGGCTGGCCAATCAATCTTATTGCCTTGCTTAAGTGGTCCCTTGTAAACGTGACCAAACAAGCGCCCACGCTCATAATTCCACCGCTTGTTAGTCGCATCGCGTTCGCGGGGATCTTCATAGGCGTCATAATCGAACGCCTTGCCCTTTTTGACCTCATTAAAGCCTCGGACAAAAGCGGATGACGCCATGACCTTAAGCAATGAGCCGTTAACCGTTGCGACCTGTTTCATAGGATTAGCCTTTCTTTTTTGAGATACAGAAAGACAAGACAAGCCTGCCAAGCTTTATGAAGCGAATGCCGCCTATTTTTCTGTAAGTCATTTGTTTGTGCCCCGTTGTTTGTGAAATCAATATGCATGATATGCATTTTGGTGTCAAACGGAAAAATGCGGAAAAATGATATTTTGCGAATTAATTTATTTATTACAATAATTAGTTTCGTGTTACTGCATAATATGCATATTGATTTTAGTTCAACGCACATACACGGAGCGCATATCATGATCAAAACCGCAGCTGAAATGATGAAAGCCCTTAAAAGCAAGGCCTTCGCTGGCGTCATCCTATATAAGGGGCTTTCGATGTTAGATGGTGCGCCGATAGTTGTTATTGCGACGAAAATATTGTCGGATAGCAAAAACAAGAAAACCGGCCATATGGTGCAAACGATGATTATTCGCGCCGATATGGACCCCATGACGGCTTTGCGCGAAGGGTTCGACGCCAGCGTATGCGGAGATTGTTTACACCGTCCCGCCAATAAGGGCTCTTGCTATGTTAACGTCGGAAAATCGGTTTTAAGCGTATATGGCGCTTTCACGCGCGGACGTTACGCTGAGCCCGGTGTCGATTATGACATCCGCATTTTGCCTAAGCTTTTCGCGGGCCTTGCATTTCGTGTTGGAACGTACGGTGACCCTACCGCAGCACCGTTTCAGATATGGAGAGCCGCAACACTACATGCGGCCGTAATTAATGGTTATTCGCACCAATGGCGCGACCCGCGCTTTACGGCGTTTAAGTTGCTTTGCATGGCCAGCGCCGATACTGAGGCTGATTATGCAATGGCGCAAGCGTTAGGGTGGCGGACGTTTCGCGTGAAATCAATCAAAGCGCCGAAATTGCAAGGCGAAGTTGTTTGCCCCGCCTCTGAGGAGGCCGGTTATAAAACAGTGTGCGCAGATTGTAAAGCTTGCGGCGGCACAAGCGCCAAGGCGAAAGTATCAATGGTTATCAACGCGCATGGCCCGACTAAAAAGCGGTTCGAATTAATGGCCGCATAATCGCAGCTTAATCTAGGCAATAATAGGCTCGGGCTTCTGGCTCGGGCCTTTTTGTTGTGGTAATGGATTGTTTAGGAAAGCGCAGCGCGTTCCTTGGCGGGGAATCGGGGGAATATCATGGCGAAAGATATAAAAGCTAAGCAGAAAGCTAGAGAGGAACGAAACAAGGCACAAGCAATAGAAGAGACAGCTATCTGGCAGGACATAACAGTGAAGGCTGAAAAGGCTGTGACGCTGGCAAAGTCTAAGAAGGGAAGACCGTCTTCCTACAGGCCTGAGATAGCAGATGAGATTGTCACGCGCATGGCTGAGGGCCAAAGCCTCAACTCAATTTGCAAGCTGGACCATATGCCAGCAATCCCGACGGTTTATGAGTGGACGGCAAAACACCAAGATTTTTCTGTAAAATACGCCCACGCGCGTGAAATGGCCGCTCACACGTTGTTTTCCGCCATGAAAGACATTGCGGATGATGATAGCAACGACATCCTGCCCGATGGGAGCGCCAACAACGCTGCGATACAGCGGGCTCGTTTGCGGGTGGATACCTACGCACGAATAGCAGGCAAACTTGCCAGTAAGTCTTACGGCGAACGCAGCGAGGCATTGCCCCAAACCGTAAACGTCACCAACAATAGCTTGACAATAGACGGTCGCAGTCTTGGGATGGAACAAAGAGAGAACCTGAGAACGATGCTACTGCAGGCCCGTGAACAGATAGAGAACAAAGCATAAACAGAGCAAGAATGTTTCACGTGAAACATTGCCCCGCCAGAACAGACGTGGAACAAACCGTGAACAAACCCAGAATGTTTCACGTGAAACATAGGCCAAGCTTGTGTTGGCGGAACAAACCGTGAACAAATGTTTCACGTGAAACACTGGGGCAAAAGGGTCCCCGACGCCGAGACCGGGGCACCAGGCCCTAATAGAAGGCCCCCGGGGTGTTAGGTACCAAATCCCCTCCCCGTAATTCTGGCAATATACCGGTACCCAAATCCCCCCTCTGCAATTCTGCCAATATACCGGTACCCCAATCCCCTCTTCGCAAATCGCCCATATATTTAGGATCCATAGGCATAGGGGGTCCCCCCCCTACCCCCTACCTAAGGTACCCATAGCCCCGCTGGGTAATAGATTGTCTATTAATATTCCTCTATAGGCATATACCCCCCCCCTACCCCCGGTGGGTGTTAGGTACTCTTTGTAGGTTTGGGTATTAGCTGGGTATCCCGCCAACGGCTCTGGCGCGGTTTCCTGCAAATTGGTTCGGGCTCCTTGACTCGAACAAGGATTAGCGGAGTCAAAGTCCGCCGTTCTACCATTGAACTAAGCCCGACCAGATGTTTCACGGGAAACATTAAACCCAAACGCCAGCTTCTTCCCATGCGCTTCTAACCGTTGAGTGTCCATCCCTCAGTATGGTCTCTTGATATTGCGCTGCCCATTCTCTGCTTTCCTTGCGGGCTACAGCTTTTTTCTCCGCTTTTGCCAAGTCGTACCCAGACCACATAGAAGCTCCGTCTTCTCCGTTCTCACGCAGTTTGCGGCGCTCTTCTTCAAAATAGGCTTGGGTAGGATTTACCCGTGGCAGTGGTCTGTCCAAAAACGATACTGGTTTGGTGTACACCCAGTCCGTCACTTCTTGAAATTTGTACATATGTTTGGAAATGCCAAACTCTATTGCTGATGTTGGTTTCCACAACACAAGCTCAAGTACTTCGCAATCATGACCGACTCCCCATACCGTAGCGTAGCGTTCCGGGATGTGATGCAGCTTCATGAGGCTATCCGCCCGCACAATGGCTGGCGCGGCGACCAAACTGACCAACCCGGTTAAAAACCCACGCTTAGATGCTTGCATGTTATCCCCCTCGGATGTTTCACGGGAAACATTATAGGGTCCGTTGCCCCTTTTGCAGAGCTTCGTGGCTAATCTCAGCACGGACCAACACTGAGCGAATAATTAACACTAGCGCAATAGTCAATGATTTGCTATACTATTTTTAAAAGGGGGCGTTATGCGCAAAAAAAATATCTCCAAGCGTCGGTGGAAGGCCAGGTTGCTGCTGGGCAAATGGATACCCGGCATGGTCATCCATCATTATGGTTTTGACATTTCCTTTGGCGCGGTAATCGTCAACCACCCTGAAATGGATTTCTACAAGATTGTTCCGCTCCTATGACCAGTGGCCTTCATTCTCTTGCAAAACGCTACGGCCTAGCCGGGGTATACCTCCAGTTGCGCCCCGTATTACGTGCCCTTGAAAAGGAAAACGGCCAACAGGAAGAGAAAAAAGTTGCCGCAATGGAATCTGTGCGGTGGCTTATTGAACAATTAATTAGTGAAAACAATGAGTTGCATGAGCGGCTTAACAAAGCGGATACAGTTGAATGACAACGCTCAGTCTAGATGGCCAGCAAATTGACATTGAGAAGGCTCTGCTTGAGTTGGATAGGGCCGACTGCGAAGAAAGTTTGTATGAGTTCCTAAAGCATGCATGGAAGTACATTGACGCTTCCCCCTTCACAGAAGGGTGGCCTATCGAAGCCATCGCAGAACATCTGCAAGCCGTCGCAGACGGTGAGATCCGCAGGTTGATCATCAACATCCCGCCACGTATGGGCAAATCCTCCATCACCTCCTGCGCCTTCCCGGCTTGGGTCTGGGCTCAATCACACATCACGCCTACCTCTGGCCCGGGCGTCCAGTTCCTCCATGCCTCATACGCCCAGCAGCTGTCCCTGCGCGATTCGGTAAAGTGCCGCCGCCTCATTGAAAGCCCATGGTATCGTGAGCTATGGGGCGACCGGTTTAAGTTAACGTCCGACCAAAACACCAAGGGTCGCTTTGACAATGACAAAAATGGTTCGCGTCTCTCTACCTCGGTGGGATCTGCGCTTACCGGGGAGGGTGGTTCGATCATTGTCGTCGATGACCCCAATGCGGCACAGGAAGCATTCTCAGAAGCTACCATTGCATCAACCATCGAATGGTGGGACTCTGCGCTCTCGACCCGCCTCAACGATCCTAAGACCGGCGCGTTTGTCGTTATCCAGCAGAGGCTGTCCGAAGAAGACCTGACCGGCCACATCCTTTCCAAAGACATGGGTGAATGGACCCACCTGTGTTTGCCCATGAGATACGAGTGGTCCCGCCACTCAACCACCTCCATTGGCTGGGATGATCCCCGAGGCTGTGATGACGATGGTGAGCCGCTTGTCGAGGTTAACCGGGTTGGAGACCGAATCCCAGTAGATGTTGAGGCTCAGATTGAATTAGACAAACGCGAAGGAACCCTGCTCTGGCCGGATCGATTTGGCGAAACTGAAGTAAACATCCTTGAGAGGCAGCTAGGCCCTTGGGCAGCCGCCGGTCAGCTACAACAGCGTCCTGAACCAAAAGGCGGTGGTATCATCAAGCGGGAATGGTGGCAGCCTTGGGAGTCTCCTAACTTCCCCGGCATGGATCTGATCATCGCTACCCTAGATACCGCATACACCACCAAAACAGAAAACGATCCATCAGCCATGACCGTCTGGGGAGTGTTCTCCGACAGCATGACCGTGCAAGGGCCTCACCATGCCATATCCCGCAACGGGGAACGGGAGGAATATACCCGTCAATATGCAGAGACCGCGCCAAAAGTAATGTTGATGTATGCCTGGCAAGGTAGATATGAA